ACGGCACTTTGACTTTAAAGGTATGCCCGTTGTAAACAAACGACCTAATGCGTAATGTGTCTTTGTTAAAGCTGCTGCCTAATGCTTGTGAAAATCCGTTCATAATTTAACCTTTTTAGCTTGTCTTGCCTTATATTTTTCCAATGCTAGTGCAAGGCTTTTGCCTAAGTCATTGGTGACTGTTTTACTATTACTTTCTAGTGCGGGTCTTAAATAAGGTTGTGCGGGAGTGTTTGCAGAGCCAAACTCCATAACGGTTGCTCGCGCATCGCTTTTAACTACAATTTTTTTATAAACGTCTTTTTTCTTTTTATATGAAGCCTCAACATCGTATACTTTTACACCCGCTGCTAATTTTTTGCCCGGTGCTGTAGTAATCAAAGCAATAGCAACATCGTTTTTATTAACGTATTTAGAACGCAAGTCTTTGCTTCGCGGCTTTCTAGCTTCAATTTGTAGAGAGCTTCTTAATGCCCCGGTGTCTAACGGTGCTGCCGCTTGTGCGCTTGCAAACGCGCTACGCATAGCAATTCTAGCCGCCGATACCATAATGTTTTGAGCGTCTTTGTACCCAAAATCATCCGCTATCTTTTTGGCTAAATCTTCGAACTCTTGAAAACCCTCAAACTCAACATTAACTTTGATTGCCATTTCCATCACCTTTGATTAGCTTGTGATAGATGCTGTTGTTTAGCGAAATGACGTAATCGGTTATTTCATCTGGGGTCATTTTGTCTGCGTGGTTAGCAGCAATTGAATGAGCAAGGTTAATACCCGTAATGCGTTGCTGTGCAAAGCCAAACCAATTCTTTGTTCCGGAATTGGCTTGGGTTAGCAAATAAGCAAGTAATTCGTGATTGTTTTGTATTGTCGTTGACATATCTTATTCTGCTTTTGTTTCTTTCTTTTTCGGTGGAGTATAGGGATTGTATTTAGCTAGCTGCTGCAAACACAATTCCTCCATACTTCCGGCTTCGGCTTTCTGTAACTCTGCGTAGACTTCCGCAGGGTCAACAATCAAACCCCTAGCAACAATGTCCAATGCTAGGTGCGTGGTTGCCAAAGTTTCGATTGCTTCAGTTAGCTTCATGCCGAATTGCTCCAACCGTATTGGTTGCCCCGCGGGTGAATCGTAAACACGCACTTGGCTTCTGCGCCGGGCTGTGCATCGATTTGGAATTGCGAGACGCGACCGTTAAATGCGTAATAAACAACATTAGCACCGTCTGTTGCGCTGATAACAAACGTGCGGTCAACTACACCGCTGTAAGCATCGCCGCGCAAAAGCAACAATTCAGCGTCCGCGGGATTCCATGGCGCAGTAATCGTAAGGCTTGTTGGCGCTGATTGTGTTGGGATTTTGTCTGATTGACGCGATCCTGCAACGCTAAAGTTAGCAACCGCATCGTCTTGACCGAACGCGGGCACGGCTTCGACATTCACTAAGTTTGCTGATACAGCGATAGGCGCGACACTAGCAACCAAAGACAATTGCGCTGTTGTTAGTGGCGTTGGTGCAACGTCAGGCTGTGCGTACAATGCTGCGCTAAAGCCGGGTAAAATTTTGTTTGGGAGTGCCATAATAATTCCTTAATTAAATTTGAGAATTATGTCATGTCGGAATATCTAAGGTGCAATCCATAATGACTTGTTGCAGCCCTATTTCATTATCGTATGTATTGTAAAGCCAATCAACGTCAGCCTTGGCAATGTAGAAACCTGTTGCCCCGCCGAATTGACCACTATATCCATGTAGCGATTGTAATATTGAATTGCTAATTGTCATAGCATCAGCAAAAGATTGAGTAAAGACCGATATTTGGAATATTGGTCTGTCAATGCCTTTGTTGTTTTGGTTCGTGCCTGTATAAACTTCTTGATGCACGTTACGCAAATTCCAAGTTAAAAATTTAGGTTGCGTAGCGTAATTGCGGTTGAAGTTTGCGTACACCGGAACGGGCGAAACAATACTAGCCAATTGATATTGAATGGCTTGTGCATATACCGCAGGATTGTTCTGGCTCATACTGGCACCACCGGATCGTTTCTGTAGCAAACAAAAGTAATGCTCATACGGTCATCGGACTCAAAGCAATCAATAATCCGCCAATCGTAACCGCGCCAAGTTAAGCTAAATAAGTTTTGCTGATCAACCATTAGTTTGGTGTTAGGCGTGTAATTGAACGTAAGATTGACCACATCGCTATATACGCGGTATCGCTCTGAAATTCTAACGCTGTTGCGAACGTCTTTTACGATGCCGCGAGTTGTGAACCATTCTGTTATGGTTGTGGTCTGTTCGCCATAGACATTTATGCCATTAGTGACGTTGTTAACCACTACGTTTTCATAGCGGGCGATACCCATTACATCACCAACGGTTTGTAAGGTCTAAGTAATTGCGCTACGCCAAACGGTATTTCATTCAACTTGCTTTCCGTTGTGTTGCTACGATTATTGTAAATGTGCGTCAACAACAGCAGCCCCGCCTGCTTAATTACCGGGTACTGTGCGACAGGGTTAGCGTTACAAGTGTAGGTAACTACAATTGGATTGCTTACCTGTGTTGCGACAGTATTAGGAAAGCCGCTTACAACAACCTTATTTCCGGTTGGATCGTAGTAATAATCTGATGCGGTCATCGTCACTAATACTGGTGGCGTATCGCCGTTGTAGTATTGAACTGCGTTTATAACAACGCCTGACTGCCCTTGAAATGGCTGTGATACTTCGGGTAGGTCTAGGCTTACTTGCGTGCCGCCCATGCCGTTAAACGTGCCGTAATAGCATTTGTAGGTCACAGGGAAAATACTCATCCCTAAATAGTCCTCAATTGCCATGCGGGTTGCTAATTCGATGCCGCTCAAATAACTGTCTTGGCTTTCGTCTTGAAACAAATTAAGTTGTTGCGTAATTTCTTCAAGCGTCAGCCACTCCGTCACAATGTCGCGACTAACCTGTTCAATTTTTTCATAATTAAACGGATTGCGGGAAGTGCCTAGATACGGATTTCCTGCTAGCGTATCAGCCATTTTCTATCCTTAAACGCCAACCAAACGAACGCCTGCGAATACATCACGGACTGTTGAGCAAACGCGCTTTTCAGCAAACAAGTAAATAAAGCCCGGTTGCGTCTGGTCAAAGCGTTTAATGCTCATCATCTCGTTGTCAGCAATCGTAAAGAAACGACTCCATTCAGCAAGATAAACAGGATATTTGCCAACGCCGCTGATGTCCATGTACGGGTTAGGAATAACACGATGTCCAAAGATATACAGGACTGCGCCGCCATCATCATCGCCTACTTCTAAAAAGTTATTGCTGCTGCCTGATGCTTTCAGTTTACGCAATGCGCCGATAGTAGTTGGGTGCATCATCCATGCGGTAGTTTCTTTGTAAAGGTACTGCGATGGCAACGCTGCTTGCAGGTTTGCCAAGTCATCGTAGCTAACGGCTGCGGCTGATGCCTGTGCAACCTCTAGGATTGTGTGCAACCCGTTAGTGATTGCCGAACCGTTGGTGCCAAATGCTGCTGCGCTTGTGCTTCCTGCGTAGCTGTTAAGCCCACGCAAACCGCTAGTTGCACCGTAATTTACTGTAGTGCTACCGCTTTGATCGTTGTTAAGCATCATAGACAACGCTTCTTGCTGCGCAAATTCTAAATTTAAATCATCAACAATAGCTTCTTCAAGCATATCAATATCGGACATTACTGCTGTTCGAATTGGTACGCCTGCGTTAAGTGAGCGCACGGGAAGTTGCCAAAACGATGTAGCGATGTTTGGTGAACCCGTATTGTTGTTAATAGGGTATCCCCAAGGGTTGTTTGTACTATTTTCGATCAAGGTTGCGTTACCAGTTTTCACAACGAACGCTTGGTCTGAACCGATTGTTTCAATAATGCGCGAACCATCACGCAATGGGTTTTGTTGCCGCAATGATGCAAAAGCATCGTCATAAATTACACGACCACCAACATCTGAACCCGATCCAGTTAGCGCAGATGCTTCTTTTAAATTAACGGTTGCGCTGCCTTCAAGCAGGGCTTTTTTTACGGATTCAAGAATTAGGCTCATGTTTATTTCCAAATAATTATTAGCATTCGGGGAGAGCTTTTACACTCCCCCCGTTTCTACTTAGGCTGCAGTACCTGTTGAGCGGTATCGAATAATTGAGAACGGATCAACAACTGAGGTGGCAAGTCTTTTTTCGCCGAAAAAAGTTATGAAACCGGGCAATGTCTGATCATATCTACGCAAAATCATATTCAAACGATCAACAATAGTGAAGCCTTTTTGGAAGTCACCAAAGAACATTGGGTACAAGCTAGTTGTCCCCGCTGTTCCTGTTGCTGCCTGTGCGGGAGCATCACAGTACTTGTTAACTACAACATCAAAGCCAAGCAACTGACCAACAATGCCATCAGCACGGGCAAGACCGTCAACGTAGATTGGACGTCCCTGTGTGTCGGTCAAGCCGCGAATGGCTTGCAGCAAAATTGGATTGATAACAAAACAAGCCGTTTCAGTCCAGTACTGCTGTGGCAAACTGTAGATGAAGTTAACAACGTCTTTGTAGCTGATGTTGTTTGCGCCAACGGTGTTTGCGTTTGTGGTCAACTGGTCATATGTAGCGATGCTATGTAGACCGGAGGTTGAACCCGTGCCGCTTGTTCCGAATGCCGCCGTGGAGATTGTGCCGCCTGCGTATGTGCTGTTAGCACCTGCATATTGATCCAAACCGCGCAAACCGTTTGAGCCGCCGTAAGGCAACGATGTAGCGCCTTGGTCATTGTTCTGGATCATTGAGAGGGCTTCGCTCTGCGAAAATTCTGCCATCATGTCTGATACTACGTTTGCTTCCAGACCATCGATGTCATCAAGTGCGGCTGTGCGAATAGGAAACTGTACGTTCAAATCTTGCAAAGTAAGTTGCCAGATGTTCGTATTTTCAGTTGTTGCTGATCCGTTGTTTTGAATCGCATATCCCCATGCACTTCCTGCGTTGCCTACTTTTGCGCGAAATTGATATGTAGCACCGTCTGTAGCAACAGAACGTGCAACGCCGCGCATCGGGTTAGCAAGACGCAAAGGCACGAACACGGGGTCATAAGCTGTGCGACCACCAATGCCTGCGCCGCCGCCTGTAAGGGCTGAAGCTTCTTTCATGTATGCAGCGTATTGTGATTCATCGGCAAACATTGTTAGCTCTTTTTCAACCTTTGCGCCGGACTTGTAAAAGTCACGGATTTGTTCTTTAACAGAACGGTTAATTTCTTGAGCAACAGTTTTGTAAGTTTTAATAACAGGCACGGACGAAACTGAAGAAACTTTCGCCTCTAATGCTGCTACTTTTTCCTCAAACGATGCTTTAGCTTCTTCAACGGCTGCAACGGCTGCGGCTTGTGCTTCGGCAATCTTGGCTGTGTTTGCGGCTTCGATAGCGTCAAGCTTTTCGGTGATTTTTTCCAACATGGTATTTCCTTTATAGACGTTTTGAAAGTGCCTTTAACAATTCTCTTTCCTCAAGGGCTTTGAGAATGTCGGCTTCATTGACCACCGTTTCAGCATCCCGCTGAATTGGGGCAACCTCAAGTGCCTTTACAGCATCCCGCTGTTCAAGTGCTTTCTTGAGAATACTAGATACGGTGGCCGTATCTTTCCGAACGAAACCCGCATCCCGCAGGGCTTTTTCGAATGCTCTGATTTGAAACTTCCCTGACTCATCAAAGTATTCAAGCTGTTGAATATTTGCTTCAGGATTGTTTGGGTACATAACCACGCTAATCTCGCGCAGACCGCCTTTCGTGATTTGGAAATAGGCTTCGCTGTCATCATCGCCGGACATAATTGCATTGCCCTCTGCATCAACCATGCAGGCTTCATCAGCGTAAGCACCAACAGAAACGCCACCAAACATATTGGGCGATTCTTTAAGTATTGAATAAGCGTCTGCGCCCGCCATAGTATTTAGATACAAGCGACCTTTTGCCGACATTCCTTCATCGTCAAACATAACTTCGTTCCATTCGCCAATTGGCATACCCATGTCATTATGGTTTAAGAACATTGGCATTGGCTTGCCGGACTGAGCGAACTCATCAGCCCATTGTGCAAAACCTTCCGGTTGATAGTTAAATTTACGCCCGTCTGCGCCTTCCCTAGCACCCCATGTTGTTACACGGGCTTCAAGTTTGCCTGTTGGGTTAGCTGCTTCGTCTGCCGCTTTTCCCAAATCCAGTTTGGCTTCGCAGACTAAGGTAATGTTTTTCATTTATTGCCCCAAGTTTAATGGATTGGTCATTATCTTGTATTCTGGGCATTGTAACTACTTTTTTGGGTAGTTTAGCACTAGGTTGTTTAATTTGTGAAGTAAGTAACACACAAATTTTTTCTAGTTTAGCCATTATGTTTTACCTATAGCGGCTCTGCGCCTTTGGTTGCCGCCACCGCCACCAGTATCTTGCGGTGATGATCCGGCTATTAAATCTTGTTGTTTTCCTTGCTGTAATTCGTCATGCCCGTCAATTTTTGCCATATTTAAATATTCGCGGGCTTCGTTTTGCGTAAGTATTCCGGCATTCACGCCCTGAACGGCAAAATTCATTTGATCTAGTGCCGCGCCTTTGAGGAAGTCTTTAGTGTCAAAGC